AAGAAACTAAATCATTGAATTTAGTTAAATTTAATTTTTGTCCAGATTCTTTCTTTAATCTTTTTATGGCTTTTTTTGCTAGCTGTCTACTTTGTGTTATTGCTATTCCAAGCCCTGCTTCATATTGCTTTCTTGCAATTTCTACAGATTGTGCAGTTGCTATATCCTCTGCATTTTTCTTAAAATACATATTAGTTCTCACAAGCTGTGGCAAAAACCTTCTAGCTTCTAAAGATGAGCCTTCAAGTATTCTAAGCATAGGATTTAATTTTTTTGTACTGGATATAACTGATCTCGTTATCTTACCGCCTGCTAATGTTTCTTGATCTAATGTAGTTTGTGCAACTTGTGCACTACCTACACTTAGATTGCCTTTATCATCTATATCTATTTGAGATTCTTGACGTTGCATATCTTTCTCAAGCCTATTAGCTAAATTGTCAAAATCTGCTTTAGATAATTGACCTGCTACACCTCCAATCAAGCCACCTAATAAAGCACCAGAGCCTACATTAATTACTGACTCTTCTATAGTTCTAGTTACTTGTTGGCTTTGTAATATAGATTCTGTAGCTGCCGATGATAAAGCACCTACTTGACCACCTTCCATTATACCCTTTACAACCTTTCCAGTTTTAAAAGTTTTATATGCACTACCACCTATAGGAACTAAGTTTATTGGATCAAATACACCTGCAACAATTGAGCTTATAATGCCCTTGCCTCCGCTAGATTCTATAACATCTCTATGATATAATTCTCTATCTATTTTTTTAGTTACATTATCAAATTGATTATCGTTGAAGACTCCTAAAAAATCATCTAAATAAGGCTCATATTTAGTATCTTGTATTTTCTCAATAACATCATAATTTTCATCTTCTTCTTGATCTAATATATTACCAGATTTTATATTAGCTATTGTAGAGCCTATTGTGTTTTCTATAGCAAATGCAGATTTTAAAACATCTAAAGTTTTGAATTCTTGCTTTTCTTCTTTCTGTACAGCTTCTTGTAATAATGGGCTTGCACCCTGTCCGCTCTTTAATATATCACCAGAAAACCCACCTGCTGTAGCAAGGGCAACACTAGGCTTTTTTTTATCTTCTAAACCTTGTGGAATCTCTACCATTATCTAGTACCTGCAAGTGTGTTACTTAATCTTTGCAATTCTTTAGCTCTTTTTTTATTAGCTAAATAACTTCCCCTTCTCTCTTCGAATGTAAGGGCTTTCTCTTTTGTAATTCTAAGTTTATCTCTTCTTTCTGCATCTGTTTTATATATATCAGATTTAGTAATATCTGGTTTAAACTCTATTGGCTCATTATTATCACCTAGAACAATTTCTTGCGCTCCATATTCATTTTCTCTGTAAATATAATATTTTGGCTGTCCGCTAGGTATAGTATCAGGAATTACTTCTAATGATATTTCTTTTTTTATTTGTCGTGCTGATAGTTGTTCAACACGTGGTATTTTTAAAACTTCTTGTACAGCTTGATTTTCTATCCATTTATTATTCTGTCCTTTTATACCATAAAACATTTCAGGTGAAAATCTTTGATACCTTTTTTGACCAACATTTGTAATACTCCATTCAGCTTGTACTTTATCTTTAGCAAGATCTAAAGCTACATCCATATCTACACCCTCATTTAAAAAATAGTCTTTTGCAATACGTCTAAGTTGTATAGCCATTATATCAGGTGTTTCTGCTTCAAAAATTACTGCACTTTCATCTTGTAAATCATCCCTTATTTTTTCTATTTTCTTTCTGGCTTTGTCGCTTGTTTCTTTGCCTCCAAGCTCTTTATCAAATTCACCTTGTCTTAACAATCTATCTAGAGATTTATTTTCTTTTAATTCTGCCTCTGAATATTTTACTGCCTGTTCTGCTGTTAAACCACTTTCTATTCTGCTTTGTATTGCATAAGATAAGGCTTTTTCTTTACTTGTAAACTGCATCTCTAATGATGAATTTTGCTTTATAACATCAGTTATAAACTCGCTTGCTTCAACTTTAGCAATATCGTCTCCTGCAAATAATCCTTTAACAAAAAAAGATTTAGCTTGATCTGGTAAGATACCTGTTCTAACTGCTATCTGTTCTGCTATTTCTTTTGGATTCTCAACTTGTGTTAATAATCTGTTAAAATTCTCATTTACCAAAGATTCATCTGCTTTACTAGTAGGATCTAATGTTAAAGCACCCCCTACAACTTGGTCAAATATCTCCTGTCTTTCCTGTAATATTTGCTTTTCTTGTCTAGCCTGTTTTAATATATTCTCTTGTCTTTCAATATCCTTGCTAGTTATTAATCCAGAAGCAAAGCCCGTATTTAATGTTTCTGCTAATTCGCTTTGTATTTGTGCAAAATCTTCATCACTTACAGCTAGAGCAGCCCTATCATTTAAACTACTGATGCTGTTATATATTCTTTGTTGCCCTAATATTCTTTTCTTATTTGATAAATCATCATCAATATTATATTCAAAAGACACTAAGCTAGTTTTTGATTCAGAATCAGCAAGCTTATTTAATCTTGCATTATCTTGGAAAAGCTCATTTCTTAAATTATTCTCAAATGTTTTTCTTTCTGTAAGTAGCTGAGTCTTAATATTATTTACAGTGTTATTATCAATTGGTGCTTCTCTTAATTTTATTTTCTGCTCATTATCAAAGCTTTTAAGTCTTGTGCTATATTCTAAAAATGAACTTGCTTCATAAGCATCTTTCTCACGTTGCATTTTTTCAATTCCAATTTGAGAAACAGTTTGACCTAAGCCTTGTAATGCTCTTGGTATTATTTGAGTTTCTTGCATAGAAGGTGCTGCTTGAGCAACTTCTGTAGTTGGTCTTGCTAAAACTCCTGGTGATGAAGGTATTTTTACCATTTATGCCCCTCTAGAAAATATACTACTAAAATTGCCTCCTTTGCTCGCTCCTGCTATCTGCCTACCAGAAGTAAGAGCTTGTCCTCCTGCACCTATCAAAGAACTAATAAATACTTGTCTTCCTCTTTTTTTTGTTAAACTAGCCTCTGATCTTAATCTTGCCGATCTTGTAGCTCCTGCTTCTAATATATTTTTGATTGTTTGCTCTTTATCTCTTACAGTTTCTTCTAATATATCTAATGCTGATCCTTCAAGCTTCACGCCACTTGCTGCAAAATTTAAGCGTTGCTGACCTAATAATCTTTCAAAATTTCTTTCTTGTTGTTGTGCTTCAAATTCTGCTGCTAGTTGCTGCCTCTTTGCCTCCTCTTCTAAAATTCTTGCTTGCTGCTTTGAAGCCTTTTTTGCTTGATAGCCTCCATATATTTGTGAACCTATCCCCAGTGCTGTTCCTGCTATTGCTAAAAATGACATTTCTAAAAATACCTCGCATACATTAACATATCTTTTTTATCAGAAGTAAATTTCTTCATTTTACCCTCTTTTTCAAATTCTAAAAATTCGATGTAATCTTTAAATTCCTCTAACACAACTGTGTATAATCTGTGCAAATTCATCTTCTTTGAATATTCTTCAATTAATTTTTTCAATTCTTTTAAAAAAAAGATTTTATATTTATCAATGTAAATACTTGGTATAACCCAACAACTACCAACACCATTTTTATCATTTCTAATCCCACAACAAAAAATGATCCTGTCATCTTTAATATATGTCCTTCCTTCATCCCCATTTTCATAATCTGTAAAAACAGTCTCTTTTAAAGAAAATAAGCAAGGATAGCTTAATTTAAGATTAATTATGTCTATATGATCTACGGAAAAATCTTTACTAATCATTTACTGTTCCTCTAAAAGTAATTGATTGAATTGTCATAGGTTGTGGTTCTGAGCTTTCTATATTTATAAGTGATTGCCTTGAATATCCAGAAGCTATTGTTAAGTCCTGATCGCCTGTAAATAATGGTACTACTTTATTTTGCTTATCTTTAAAAGATCTAGCATTTATTGGTATTTCTATATTTTTTTGATTCTCTTCTTTTTTCTCAACAACTATTTTACCACCTCTTGTTTCTTTAAATCTTACAATTGCAGAATCAATAGTTTTTAATTTGCCTTGCGTTGAACCAAATATACTTTGTAAAGTTATGGATTCTATGGGCATAGGTGATAATTTAGCTGTGTAGGCTAATCCTGCATGAATAATGCTTCCTGGTAATGATGTTTCAGGAATATTAACTTCACCATTTGAATCAACTGTTGCGGGTGTTTCTGTTGCTCCATCTGATGAAATAACAACTTCTTCACCTATTAAGTGATCTAAACCAGTTATATTCTTTATTGCTATAGCCCAAGATTTTGCACTTAAACTAGCTGCTGAAAACTCTTCTATAACTTCTATAGTTACATTTTGGCTATCTGTAAAAGCTGTTATCTTAGCTCTTCCTACATTGTCTCCTAATTCATGTATCCATTTGCCAACATCACTAGAGCTAAACACTGCTGAACCTGCGGTTGCTGTGCTGCCTGATATTGTTAAAGTTGCATCTTTAGTTCCGTCATATGTCAATGATGAATCTGCATATATAGCATTTATATCATCATTATCATAATTAGGTTTTATAACTTCTACATATCTTTTAGTTACTCCATTTATTTCTCTTTTAACAATGGTATATATAGATTCTTTATTCTCATTATTTCTGATAATTGCAGTGCTTTCATAGCTACCATTGGTTGTATATCTATACCATCCATTTATCTCTTGATCTTGTTCCAAAACTAATTTTGCTATCTGACCATCTTTTCTAACAAGTATAAGATTAGATGACGGTATTTGTTGAGAGTTTGTTTCTACAATACCTGTACCAGTTATATGATCTGCATCTATCGTAATATCTGTTGCTCTATATTTATCTGAATTTAAGCTAAAGCCAATTTTTCTTGCTATCTGTCCTCCTGCTTGAACATATAAAACGCTACTATCTACTTGTTGAGCTAATAAAATATCGCATCCTTGCGATATATGTTTTTTAATATCTATATCTGTTGGAGTTAATGCAGCACTGTTATTAGAGCTTCTTACTCTAAATATACCGCCCGAAGTTCCTATAAATAAAACATCGTCTGATAAAATCCACCTTATTGGGTCTCCTAACAAAGATCCAAACTTTACTGTAAAAGCATCATCTGCATTTGTACCAGCTTCAAAATTTTCATAATCAGCATTGCTTTTACTATAAAATTTCTTTTGTGGTGCTGATTCTGTACCTGCTAATACTAATCTTTGTTCATGTATTGCTATTGCTCTTGGGTAGCCTCTTACATCACTAAATTCGCCTTCACTCCATGTAGAAAGCGCAACATTATGTATGCTACCTGCAACATCACTTTTATTCTCTATTGATACAACTGTAGAACTTGTAAAACCTGTGATTTTTACATGAGCTTCATCACTACTACTTTCTAATTTCCATAATGCTCCAACATGATCAGAGCTAAAAGGTGTATGGCCTCCTGTTGCTGTTAAGGTTGCTGAATCACCTTCATTTGCTCCTCCGCTATGTGTTATTAAATCAGTGCTTATTTTATTTTTATCTGTGTATGGACCTTTTAAAAATTCTACTTCTGATAAAGTAAATTCATTAACAGATAATCTAGTAAGCTTTTGCACTGGATGATCTGGATGTGCAAAATACATAACGTCACCATCTTGAGTAAAAGCTAAATCAAATATTTCTTCTTGCGTGTAAGGTGTTGTTATTTCATGTATTTTATAAGCCTTTCCTCCAGAGCTATATGCTGTAAAAGATGTACCATCTATTCCCGATAACTCAAAGCTATTAGCTGTTACATTTGCTACAGTGTATTCTTTACCATTTAATTCTGTCATGCCTACAACATCATCAATAACAACTACATTTCCATTGCTATAACCATGTGCTGTTGCAGTTATAACTACAGGGTTTGCCTGTGTAGCTCCTGATATTGTTTTTGCATCTTCTAATACTCTTGCTTCATTTGTGTAGAATCTTGCGTATAAATCACCAAATTCGATAGCATAAGTTTGAGTGCTGCTATATGTAAATTCATATAATGCACTTAATTTAGAGCTATCCTTTGTTTCTGCTAAAAAAGATGAACCTTTACGTTTAGATGCTAAACCTTGTGGTCTAGGATCAAAATTCTCTATGATTCTACAGCCATTATAATATCTGCCAAAATCATCTCTAGCATTTACATTTTCGCTTAATTCTCCTGCTGTAAAATTATTTCTTAATTCAGAAAATTTAGGCATTGTCTATATTTATATTAAATGGAGCTGTGTCCAGGAATCTTGTATTTACAAACTCACTTTCAAAAAGTGGGTATTCGTTTTCTTCTTGAAAATCAAAATCTTTTGCTCTTGAAATTGCTGCTATATATTCTTCTTGTAACGTTCTTGTTAGTCCTCCTGTTCGTGAGTCTCCTGTTACTGCGGTGCATATTTCAAAAGCTATGCGTAATGCAAAAGCATTAATGAACAATGAATCATATTGATTAGGATCTGTTACTAAACTAACATATCGAATGTTTAGAATAGTCGCATCAGTTAATATTTTGTTACCCTCAATTTTATATTGGGGCTTATTTTGTATATCTACTAATTTTATATATTTTGGTGTGGTTGGCAAAGCATAAGAATATTTATATTCATATAAAGGCTCTGCTGAATTTCTCGCCAGTGATTGCCTTACTATGGCAAAGTTCCAATCATGTTGACGTAAAACTTCTTCTAATAAATCATCATATACTGCTTTGATCTTATTTGATACTTGCGTGTCATCTGTATCGACATTAGTTAGGAGGTTTTCTCCTAAACGTATTAGCGCCTTATTACATATAGAAGTTTTGGATGTCATTTCTCATTATTTAAAAACAGGCTGCAGCTTATGCTACAACCTGTGTAATTAATTATACTAGAGAGAATCTAGTAGTTAAAGTAACTGTTCCAGCTGCTGTTCCCACTGTGTTTCCAGTTAAAACTATATCAACTAATTTTGTTGATCTAGAAGTTAAACCAGCAATTTCCCACAATTCCTTGTGCAAGCTATCACGATTTACATTGCTTAAACCGTTTTTAGTTCCTGCTGTTGCTAATGTTTGACCATCAACTAAGCAATCTTTATCTATAACTGCACCTTCATTTTCTTCAGGCACGTCATACACACCTAAATCAAAATCAGTTCCACCTGTTATAGAATCATGATCTATATCAATATCAGATATTACGATATTGAAAGGAACTCTTGCTAAACGATATTTTGACCCGTCATCATCTGCTGCTGCAATTTCTACAGTATCACGAAAAAAACGAAGTTTAGCTCCTGCTGTTACATTATTAGACTTTATAGTATTTGAAGTATCAACACTTGATAAGTTATTAACACTTCCTGCTTTATCTACTACTGCCATATTTTTTTACCTAAAATTTATTATTAATATTATGCTGTTTCGTCATAGTCGATTTGAACTACTTTTTCCTCTTCCATACGAACTGCACCCATAGAAGACTTACCTACTACTGATAAATCCATATTTTTTTGAGGATTTTTAGCAGATTCTACAGTAATTCTTTTGTTGATTCCTAAGATTAAAGAATCATTAGTAAAAAGAATACCAGATCTGATATTACCATTTTGAGCAATAATTTCATTAGAAACTATTACAATATTAATTCCTAAGAAATTTGATAATTCAGTTTGTAATATTTCTCTATTATCATGAAGTCTGAAATCTTTATTAATAAATTCGTTTTCATCTAATAAACTTCTGAACCCTTTAAAATTTATAGCAAGAGTAACTTTACCATTTCCGAAGTCTACATCATTTGAACCCAAAATATCTTGAGCATCTTTGATTTTTGCAGTGGTTAAATTAGTTGAACCATGAGCAATTTTTTGACCGCTTGGTAAAGCAACATCAGTTACGCTGAAATTTTCATCTGTTGCAACTGCTGAAGACAATAAAGCTCTTGCGATTAAAATATCTTGTTGAATATTTGCAGCTTCAACAAAACTTTGTACTGTTGCAGCTTGTGCATTAACTAA